ACGCTGGATGGTAGGCCTGCGAGGGTTATTTGCTGGGATGCTTGCGGGATATCCGAGATAGTGACCCTGATTAAGTTTGAGAATCGCGAATGTTTGCACCAGATGACAAAGGAAGAATTCAAGGAGCTATTCCGCCTCCGCACCACCAAGCGGGAAGGGTGGGTGGCATTAAGGAAGGGTGAGTATGGCATGTGCGTTAATGGAGCTATCATTGAGGGAGAGGATGTATTTGATTCCATTTGGGGTGATAAGGATTTCATCAAGGCTCACGTAACCTGGGAAGAATAGCCATGAATAGGCAGGAAGCAAGAATAAGGATTGACAGGGCAAGGAGGATATTGGCTGATATGGCCACGCTCACAACTAAGGAGGGTCAAACTGGTTCTATGGCGATTAGGAAGGCAGAGGCTGCCCTGTATGAATATATCCAGGATGTTGAAGAATCAGTAAAGGGGGAGGGCACTTCATAGATATAAATTTTGTACCTTTAAAAAAGTAGTAATCAAAGGGTTATCAGGTTTGTCACGGCTGATAACCTTTTTTATTTTCTGTTTTTATTGGATGGTTCGTATGATATGTGTAATTTTACCTGTCTGAAACATACTGATATCGAATGATAAGGACCAAAAACCCGGGGAAAAGCGTCACAGTGACCAGAACCAAGATGGCCCCTTATTCCCAATGGAATGCAGGCCGCCCTCTCCAAGCATATAAATTGGCGTTATTAGGTTTGACCGACGCTCAGATGGCAGGAGTTATGGGGGTCAATTTCAATCTTATTAATTACTGGAGAAGGACCAAGCCTGAATTTGCTAAGGCATTGAAGGAAGGAAAAGATAAGGCCGATGCAAATGTGGCTCATGCCTGGTATCAATCTGCCATTGGTGCAGAAAGGATAGAACCAAGGGTGCTGTTGCAAAGAACCAAAGAGTATGGTCCTGACGGTAAGATATTGAGAGAAACGACCAAGCCCTTGGTTTTTCATGTAAAGGTCAAGGATGCTCCTAATCCCATAGCCTGTCAGAAATGGCTGGCCATTAGGCAGAGGGCTCTATGGACCGAGGTCCAAAAGGTGGATGTTTCGAATACGGTCAACATGCAGATTAACGTCCAGAATATTGACTTCAGCGGCGTTTCAACGGCTGAATTAAAAGCCTTGGAATATTTGTGCATGAAAAGATTGGCTCCCGGGCCAGTAAACAATTGATAAAGGAAAGATGGAACAGCAAATGACAATGGCCAGAACCAAGTTACCTTCCCACAAGGAAGAGAGGCTGAAGTTGGGGTTATTGAACCCATTGGCTGTGAGTCGGGAATTAAATAACAGGTCATTGAGCCATTTCTTGCAGTATTTTTGGAGTGAAATATCCCCTGACCCATTACACATGAATTGGCATATTGATTGCCTGGCGGCGGAACTGGAAGAATTGGCAAAGGGGGTAGCTCTAAGGAAACCAAGAAAGCATGACCTGGCCATTAATATTCCCCCAGGAACAACAAAGACAAAGTTATGCAGCGTGGTATTCCCGGTATGGTGTTGGACCTTATGGCCATGGATGTCTTTCATTACGGCATCCTATTCAGCGGAGTTAAGTTTGGAGAGTGCTGAGTTGAGTCGAGACTTGGTGAGGAGTAACTCATTCCAGGCCATGTATCCCTGGTTGGGCATAAAACAGGATAAGGACACGAAGGGTAATTTTAAGATCATCACAAAAAAGTACGTTTCACCTGGTCATTTGCCCCAGGAAATACCGGGGGGTTCACGGTTCAGCACATCGGTAGGAGGAACTTTGATGGGGTTTCATGGCCACATACAGATTGTGGATGACCCGATTGACCCGAAACGGGCAGTCAGTAAGGCAGAATTGCAGACGGCATTGGCCTGGATGGATACGACACTGCCTACCCGTAAGACGGATAAGGCTGCGACCCCTTTGGTATTGATAATGCAGCGCCTGGCGCAGAATGACCCTACGGGCCATTTGCTTGCAAAGAAGAAATCCAATGTTCGCCACATATCCCTTCCGGGGGAAATTCGCAACTTCAGGGATTGTGTAAGGCCCCCTGAATTGGTTGCGATGTACAAGGATGATTTATTGGACCCAGTCAGGATGGGGTGGGATGTGTTGAAAGACTTGGAAGCAGACCTTGGCCAGTATGGTTATGCAGGTCAGATAGGCCAGAACCCCACATCCCCTCAAGGAGGGATGTTTAAGGTGGACCATTTCCAGATTGTGCCCATCCCTCCTGTGCAGGTGAATTTCGTGATGACAGTTCGTTATTGGGACAAGGCAGGTAGTGCTGGCAAGGGTTGTTACACGGTCGGGACCAAGATGTCTCTATTGCGAGGTAACCGTTGGATTGTGATGGATGTGAAACGTGGTCAGTGGTCCACAGAAGAAAGAGAGAGGGTGATATTGGAAACGGCAAGAGCCGATGGCCAGGATGTTGTTGTGTGGATAGAGCAGGAGCCTGGGAGTGGTGGGAAAGAGAGTGCAGAAGGGACCATTCGGAATCTGGCTGGGTATGTATGTAAGGCAGAGTGCCCAACAGGAGATAAGGTGTTCCGGGCCGACCCATATTCTGTTCAGGTCAATAATGGCAATGTTATGTTGCTGCAGGCAGACTGGAATTATGAGTTCATTGAGGAGCATCGGTATTTTCCTAACGGCACATATAAAGACCAGGTGGATGCTTCTGCCGGAGCCTTTAACCATTTGCGGGTTGATAAGGTTGTGGAGAGAATTCTTTAACCAAATTTAATACGAATATGAAAAAGAATCTGTTTTTTGGAATGCTGCTGCTGGCCTTGGTTTGTGTACCATTGCAGGCTCAGGTGATTTCATCCCGGGTGGGGGTGGAATGTGTGCCGTTGAACCGTGTTCGGGTGGATGACCACCAGCGGGAATTGGGATGGTTGGCTTTAGCCGGGGATTTGAAATATCAGTTGGACTCGGATATGGTGTTTGTGGCCAAGGGAAGGCTGGATGTTACCCCTTCTAATCAGAGAGTGCCCCAATCCTTTCTATCCCTGGGGATGGAAAAGAATGTGGGTGTTTTCACGTTTGCAGCGGAGTACACTATAGGGGGTCAGGCAGGCAGGCATCAGAGGGACCATTATGAGGCTTCCTTTGCACAATGCAAGGTGGGTGTTTACATCAATCTAAAGTGATATGGCGTCGCTGGTGAGACAATTAAAGAGAGGCAGGGCTATGATATCGAAAGATGCCACGGGAAAGGTGTATATGACCACAGTGAAGGGCTCCACCAGGAAGGCCGTTGAGGTGGCCTCCAAGCAAAGGGATATGACCACGGAAGCCACTTATGTGCATCAGGTGACGCTGCCCAGGACAAGAGCGCAAAAGATGAAATAGAATAAACCAAATCTAATACGAATCAAAATGAGTGCATGTACAGGTAAGGTAAAGTTTTTCAACCAGCCCAAGGGGTATGGTTTTATTGTCAATGATGAAACAAAGCAGGAGCATTTTTTCCATTTCACCAAGACCTTGGATAAAGTGAACAAGGATGACCTGGTGGCGTATGAATTGGAGGCACATCCCAAGGGGTTGATGGCCGTCAATGTGCACCGTCGTAAGGATGTGTAACAATTCGACCAGGAAGGTTAAATAAAGGAGAAAAGATGGAAAGGACAAAGAACAACAATAGCGAATCATTGCATGCTTTGGCCTCCGCTCTGGTGGCTCGGGCTAATATGGCTGTTCGCCTTGGAGTAGATTCCTATGGTGGGGCCAGGAATCTTTACCAGGCCTTAGGTTATCCTACCACCATCACCAGTGCTGACTACTATGCAAGGTATGAAAGGCACGACATTGCTTTTGCCCTGATTGACCGTCCTGTTCGAGCCACCTGGCAAGGTGGGTTGGAGATTATTGAGCATTCCGATGACAAAGATACTCCGCTGGAAAAGGCATGGATTGAATTGCGGGACCGATTGAAGTTGGAGAATGTGTTTTCGAGGACCGACAGGTTGTCTGGGTTGGGCTCCTATGCCGTGTTGCTGTGTGGCTTCGATGACGCCCCCACGGTGGAGGCTTTGCAGTTGCCAGCCGCTCCGAAGGCTTTGCTGTATCTGCGCCCGTTTGCGGAGAAGAGTGTAATTATTGCTCAATGGGAGACGAATACAGCGAACGCCCGTTATGGGAAGCCTGTTATGTATCAATTATCATTGAATGATGGTGTGACAGGTACTTCCTCGACCCTGCTGGTGCATTATACCAGAGTGCTGCATATTGTGGATAATCCTTTGGAATCCGAGGTTGCGGGCGTCCCACGACTGCAGATGGTGTATAATCGTTTGATGGATTTGGAAAAGATTGTGGGGGGTGATGCCGAAATGTTTTGGCGAGGTGCCCGGCCAGGGTACCAGGGTAAGATGGCCCCGGATGCTATCTTGACGGAATCCATGAAGGAAGACCTCAAAGCACAGATTGATGAATACGAGCATAATTTGCGCCGCATGCTGTTCAACAAAGGGGTGACGTATGAGGCAATGGAGCAGGCCATACATGACCCTGCATCCCATGTGGAGATTCAGTTGAAGATGCTTTCTGCAGCGACAGGTATTCCGTTACGAATATTGACCGGGTCAGAGCGAGGAGAGCTGGCTTCCAGCCAGGATGCTGATACTTGGGCCTCTTATGTTTCTACCAGGAGAACGGAGTATGCAGAACCGGTCATTGTAAGGCCTTTCGTTGACCTTATGATACGTTATGGAGTGCTACCGGAACCTGTGGACAAATATGAGGTGGGTTGGAGCGATTTGTATGCACAATCCGAGAAGGAAAAGGTGGGCATTGGCAAAGACAGGGCTGCCGCTTTGCAGGCATACTTTGCCAATCCGGTGGCCACGGAGGCCATTCCTATCGAAGCCTTCATGGAATTGTTCCTTGGGTTGACTTCGGACCAGGTGACCTTGATACAGGAGATGCGCAAGGCCTCCTTGGATGAGGCCTCCAAAATGGAAGACAGGGAGCCTGCAGAAGAGGGCCAAGAAGAGGAGGAAGAAGTGCAGGAGGATACAAGTATCGAGGAGGAGTAGGAAATGCCGTAAAAGGCGAGAAACCGAGTAAAGAATGAAAATGTAAGGTTATGGTACAGAGGAACAATAAGGCACAACCACTGATTGACTTGTTTCGGGCATGGGGTATTCCCGTGGACCGCACCAAGAAATTGACATTGACCATTGAAGTGGATGCCCCGGTGATTGTAGAGACGGTCCAGGTTGAGTCTTTGTCCTTTTCTGATTTGGGGGATGCACAGAGGGGGGTGGGAGCCTCCTTGCAGGAAGTTAAGAAAAAGTATGTGTTGGTGGATATTACGGAAAAAGAAGGATGATAACGGTTGCACAGGCATATAATTCAAAGGTGCCGATTGCCACGTATGCAGGACGGATAGACCCCTCCCGCACGACGTCGCTACGGAATGCCTTTGCGAGGGATATGGCGGGCAGGTTCTCCCAACTTGCTGCCTCCGTTCAGCGTAAGGTCGTTGATGAGGATTGTTTTGGGCTCCGTGGTAAGGTGGCCATTAATGCGGAGGGCACTATTGCCCGAGCTACGTTTGCCTTCCCACGGTCGGCAGATAAGGTGCAAGCCTTTGGTACCTGGATGCAAGGACAGATGGAGAAAGACATCCTGCAGGTGTCCCATATTTCTCAGATAGGTAGTGGGGTTGAGGCTGCCTGGACGAATAAATATATCTCGGACAGTTACAAAAGAGGAGTCATTCGGGCTCATTACGAGCTCGAAAAGGCGGGGTATGCTATTCCTAAGTTGGAAGAAATGGGGGGCGTTGAACTGGCTATGATGTCACCCTTCCATATTGACCGGGTGGGGCTGTTGTATTCCAGGGTGTATTCTGATTTGAAAGGCATCACTGCTGCGATGGATACGAACATAAGCCGCATTCTGGCTCAGGGGATGGCCGATGGGGATGGTCCCAGGCTGCTGGCTCAGAAGATAAGGTTTGCTATCAATGGAGAGGGGCCAGATAAGTTAGGGCTGACGGATACTTTGGGGAGGTTTATCCCCGGCAGCCGTAGGGCACAAATGTTGGCAAGGACAGAAATCATTAGGGCTCACCATGTAGCAACCATTCAGGAGTATAGAAATTATGGGGTGGCTGGTGTTAATGTGCAGGCTGAATGGAAGACGGCAGGTGATATGCGTGTTTGCGATGTATGTTCTTCAATGGAGGGGCAGACATTTACTTTAGACCAGATTGAAAAGATGATTCCCGCCCATCCTATGTGCCGTTGTGTGGCATTGCCTATTTTGGCGCCGGAAAAGACTGGGTTGGGGGTGCCCAGCCAGCCCCCTACCGTGGTGCCTTCAATGGCACCAGAAGATATTGGTAAATATTTGGCAGAAAGTGGATATAGAGTAAGTTTAGATGGACACGTGATTTCGAATGATGTGTTAGAGACATCTGATTCAGTGGTTGTGAAGGCCCTCACCCGTAGGTATAATGAAATTGTTAAGTTTAATCTGCCAGAGCTGAATGCTGACCTGGATAGGATTATGCAAGATGTAGGGTTGGTTATTTCGTCCAGGCGGGTATATATCAAAGATGACTATGTGAAGTTTGTATGGGAGTCTAATAAGACTGCGGGGGGTGACGTAATAAAGTTGGTAAGAACATTCATGAAGAATAAGACGGTGGAGCATAGCTTATTTGATATTCCTGCAGAATATCAGGGGAAAGGTTTGGCTAAGCGCACCTTTCAGGCCTTGTATAAACAGTATCAGAAGGGTGGAATAATGAAGGTTGACGTACATGCTAATATAAATGTAGGTGGGTATGCTTGGGCTAAATATGGGTTTGAGGCAAGGGTTTCTGAGGTCATGTCTCTTATTTCGTCTCAGGTACGTCCAAAGTCAGAGATTAATGATGTGTTACGTGTGGTGAAGAAATATGTGGCATCACACAATCTGAGTCCGTCTTCATATATGCCCGTCTCTGTCATTGCTGATTTACCAATGGGAAAAAACTTTCTTTTGGGCTCCAGTTGGCATGGAAGATTAGATCTTACTAACCCGATACAGCGTGAAAGGTTTGAATCTTATATCAAAAAATGATGGCACCTGACTTTTCAAATAGTGTTAATATAACTCTGCCGGAGGAATTAACCACGGTGATGCATTCTGAGTTCAAGGTTATTGGTATGGTGGATTTGAAACATCGTTGTCTAACTTTGTTGGATGTTGTTAATGGGAATCTGGATGATGCAGATTATACTAAGTTGTTAGATATGTATGGGCTTGTTGATGAGGATGTTAGGAAATATGTAACATATTATGAAAAAAAGAAGAAGAGATGAAAGGCACAATGATGGCGCAATACTCCAACAAGGTTGGGGCGTACACCATAAAGACTAAGGTCTATCAGGGTAGAAACCACATGGTGGTTCCTGTGGTAATGATGGTAGAAGGGGTACACAACGGAAGTCACGGCCCGCTGCTGCATACTGCCGCTGAGTTCGGGAGGTTCCCTGCCGCATGGGATGGTATTCCGGTTACTATTGACCATCCCCAGGTGGACGGAGAGAGTGTATCCGCCAATGACCCTCAAATATTGGATTCCCGTATGGTGGGGCGTGTATTCAAAACAAAGGTGATAGATAATAAGTTGAAGGCAGAGGTATGGCTGGATGAAGAGAGATTGCAGTCTATCTCTCCTGTGGCTTATGCTTACATACAAGGAGGCCACCCATTGGATGTTTCGGTGGGGGTCTTCAATGAAGAGGAACCGGTGGAAGCCGGCGAATGGAATGGTGAGCAGTATGCTGCCATTGCCAAAAATCATCGTCCTGACCACCTTGCCTTACTGCCCGGAGGCACAGGAGCCTGTTCATGGACCGATGGTTGTGGAATACGAACCAATAAGGAAGGAGGTACAGAAATGAAACCTTTGGAAATGATGAAATCCCTTAATGCTGAAGGGTTCACGGTGCATTCTATTGTGAACAATGCGGCCCAGGGGATGCAGGAATTGTTGGACGTCGCTCGTAGATTTGTGGATGGCATGGATACCGAACAGTCTTATCATTGCTTGGTAGAGCTGTTTGATGACTCGCTGGTGTACAATGAAATGGCGAAAGAAGGCAATGGTTCGCGAACCGAAAAGATGTTCCGTCAATCCTATACCATGTCTGGTGGGAAAATGACAATGGTTGGGGAGCCTGTGGAAGTCTTTCGGGAAGTGAAGTACCTGCCGGTGGTGGCTCCTACCACAATGGAGCGAACGAAGTTTAACCAATCAAAAACAAGTAACGCGATGGACAATGATGTTACCACGTTGAGGCAGGGTAAGACCCCCTGTTTCTTGGTGAAGGTGGATGCTATTTTGAATCACAAGGCATCCCGATTCACGAAAGAGGATGAGCCGTGGTTGTTGGCCCAGGATGAAGCAATGTTGGACAAGTTAATGCCTGCCCCGGATGACACCGTGGAGGCTCCCGCTGCTCCTGTTGCTCCTGTGACGCAATCTGCTCCCGCTGTTTCTGCACTGAGTGCTGAAGACCAAGCCGCTCTGGCTTATGGCAAAAGGCTACTTCAGGGGCGCAGAGCGAAGATGATTCAGGGTATCCAGGCTAATGCTGCTGGTATCTGGCCCGAAGCCACCCTGACTGCGATGAATGAGGATACGCTGGAGATGTTGTATAAATCAGTGCAGAAGCCAGCCTCTGTGGACTACTCTCCGCTGGGAGGGGGCGCCCCTCAAACCAACAGCACGGTGGCTCCTTTGCTGCCTGCTGGAATTGAAGCAAAATAAACCTTAAAAAAGGAGGATTGAGAAATGGCAAATACTGTTAAAATCAAGAAATACTCGGATGTCATTGAGGAAATGACTGCTCATGCAGCCATTACCCCGGGTATGCTTCTGCAGTTAAACAACGATGGGACGGTGCAGGCCCATACTGCGGAAGGAGGAAACGCCCTGCCTATGTTCGCCCTCGAGGATGAATTGCAGGGTAAGGGAATCGATGATGCCTATGCTGCCGGGGACAAGGTCCAAGTTTGGATTCCTGGGCGTGGTGATGTGGTGAATGCCTTGTTAGAGGATGGCCAAGTGGCCGCTATTGGGGACTGGTTGGAATCGAATGGTGCTGGCCGCTTGCAGGTGCATGAAGCCGATTCAACAGGAGATTACCTGCCGTTGCAGATTGTGGGCCAAGCCTTGGAGGCTGTGGATATGTCATCCTCTTCTGGGGCTGACCCTTCTGGCAGAATCAAGGTTCGGATTGTTTAATTTAACCTTAAAAAGGAGGATTGAGAAATGGTACAAGTTGATAGTCTAGGAGTTCAGGCCCCTGGTTTGCAGGGATTGGCATCGGCACAAGTTAATGGGGGTCGTCTGGACCTGGGCCGTTTGCGC